CAGAAACAGACTAACGAGCATCTTTATGAAACACTTAGGAAATTAATTCCTATGCGTGAGGATGGCAAGATTATTGTGGACAAGTCGAGGGGATGGGTAACACCACAGATTCAAAAAACAATGGGTAAAGTTTTAGGCTCACCTGTAAGAATTGTGGCTACTGTTAGAGATGTGGCTACCTGTGCAGCATCCTTTGCCAAAATTGCTAAACCTGAAAACCTTGCTGAGTTTTGTAATGGACACCTAATAGAACACCTTAGAAGTTCTTACTCTGCCCTGCACGAAGGATATACAGAACATCCTGAAAACATCCTGTTTGTTGATTACGATGAGTTAATGGCTGAACCACAAGCGGTTGTTACTAAAATAGAAGCCTTTTGGAATCTACAGCCATTTGCCCACGACTTCAACAACATTGATGGTAAGTCGGTAGCGGAAGATGATGAAAATGCTTGGTGTATTGTTGGGCTACACGATGTTAATCCTGAACTAAAGAATACACGCACATCTTCTAAAGAAGTTTTAGGAGAGTTTGAGTACAGATTTCAAGCACCTAAGTTTTGGAAGGGCGAAACAGAACCTAAAAAAGACATATTAGACTTTCAAGTAGAAGCTGCCATGCGTGGCGAGTTTGAAACTTCTGAAGCTATGTGCAGAATCCTTTTAGAAACAAGACCAAATGACGATAGAGCAGCTTTTAATCGTGGTTGGTACGCACTAAGACATGGCAACCTTAAAGAAGGTTTTGAACTATTAGATAGAGGTCGTAACGAGGAAATCTTTGGTAATCCTAACCCCTCGTCTATGCCAAAATATGACGGCAGACCTTTAAATGGAGAAGTTGTCTTATTGGTATTAGAAGGTGGTCGAGGAGACCAAATACACGCTGCTAGGTGGGCAAGAGAGATTGTCAGCCGTGGCGGTGTCTGTGTGGTTTCCTGTATGCCTGAATTGGCTGGTCTAATGATGTTGGTGGATGGGGTATCTGCGGTAGTCGAATCTATGGCTGCTGGCGGTGTTTACCATGACTACCATGTGTTAGGAATGTCAGGCTATCTTAGCTTTTTGACAGTCAATAACGCACCTTATATCCCTTGCAAGACGATTAAACCTAACGGCAAGATTGGACTTCGGTGGCAAGGCAATCCACGCTTTGAGCATGAACATAATCGGGTATTTGACCCAGCGCCTTTGTTTACAATACCAGCAGAATTAGTCAGTCTGCAACGGGATGTAGGGATAGACAATATTCCTAACCATGTGCAAAAACCCTGTCTAGACAATTGGTTACACACTAAAGCGGTCATTGAAAGCGTGGATAAAGTCATTAGTTCTTGCACATCGGTTGCACATTTAGCAGCAGCAATGGGTAAAGAAACTTGGATTATTAGCCCTGTATTGCCTTATTATTTATGGGCTGACGGAAAAGAATCTAGCATTTGGTATCGTAATGTCAGGCTGTTTAGGCAAGAGAAATTTGGTGATTGGGATACCCCATTGGCTAAAGTAACTGGTGAATTTAAGGAACAAGTAAGGAGAATCAAATGAGTTTAAATATTCGCATTGAAAATGGTAAAGTTAAAGATGTTTGGGATACACCGCCAGACAGCAGACCTGGCTGGAAAACTGCTATTGAGGTAAGACCCGCTATTACTCCACATCGCCAATATTACACAGGACACACCTTTGATTTGACCAAAGACCCTGTAGAAATTGTTTATGGAGTTGCCGATGTAACTGTTGAATCTCGCAAAGAACAGATGAAACAACAGGCACAAATGACATTTAATATGCTGTTTAGACAACAAGCCAATAATCCTTCTACTTATGACCCAGTAGCACTACAAGTTGCTAAAGATGCTGTTGCACCAAAGCAAGCTGCTATTGATGCCTGTACAACGCATGACGAACTTGACGCTTTAATTTGAAATCCTTATTTTTTTCTTATGATGTAAAGGTTAGCGGTGCGTACATTATTAGGTTAAAAGGACACGAATTATCGGAGTCATTAGCTAAACGATGTGCAGATTCATGCGATAAAGTTGGGATGAAGTATCAGTATTGGGATGCGTTTGACGGAACAAAGGATGGCATTCATCCACCTGAAAACTTAAATCCTTTTATGAAAATGGTAAAGATTTCAGACCATTTTTTAACTAGGTCAGAAGTGGCTTGTGCTTTATCCCATATTAGTTTGTGGGCAAAATGTGTAGAAGATGATGTGCCATTAGTTGTTTTAGAGCATGACGCTATTATGGTTGCACCTTATCGTGAACATACTATGTATAACTCTATTTCGTACCTAGGCTGTAATGAGCAAGTAAAGCAAAACTGGAAGGTGTTGCCAACCCCGCCACATGGTTCGATGGGAATAAATTATCATTTTATGTGTAGGGCGCACTCTTACTCTATAGACCCTGCGGTAGCAAAGAATATGCTTGCTCATGTATTAAAATATGGTATTAATAGTTCTTTAGACTGTATGTTACGAGCAGATATATTCCCAATTCATCAGATGGGTGTATATGCTTATGACGAAGGTAATCGTGCAAATACCACGATATTAAACAGAGCAGGAACAGACCGAAGTACCATTAGAAACGATAACTTAGAGAGATAAATGAAGAAAATACTGATTATGGGTTTACCTGGCTCTGGTAAGACTTATCTAGCCCAAGCCCTAAAGAAGTATTTAGAATTAAATGGTACTCGCAAAGATTACGGAGAATCCTTTACTAGCTTTAACGCACAAGTTAATTGGTTTAACGCTGATGAAGTGCGTAAGAAGTACAACGATTGGGATTTCTCCAACGAAGGCAGAATCCGTCAATCCCTACGCATGGCTCAATTTGCGTTAGAAGCTGGCGGTGATTATGTGATCTGCGACTTTGTAGCACCCCTTGTTGAGATGCGTAATAACTTCAAAGCTGATTGGACTATCTGGATGGATACCATTGATGCTGGTCGGTACGAAGATACCAACAAAGCCTTTATCCCACCAACAGTCTATGACTTTAGAGTAACCGAGAAAAACTGCGAAAAGTGGGCTGAATTTATTGGCAATCACATTATCGAGGACAGACGCAGACCTACCTTTGATTGGCAGAAAGAAACAGTACAGATGCTAGGCAGATGGCAGCCTTGGCACAAAGGACACAGAGCATTATTTGAGAAAGCTATTGCTAAGACAGGTCAAGTAGTCATACAGATTCGTGATTGTCAGGGCTGGCAAGGTAGTAACCCATTTGCAATAGAGCAAGTAAAATCTAATATTAAGAGAGACTTAGACCCACTATTCCAAGGTCAGTACGAGATACAGGTCGTTCCTAATATTACAAACATCACCTACGGCAGAGATGTAGGCTACAAGATTGAACAAGAAACCTTTGATAAAACCATAACAGATATATCTGCAACCAAGATTAGAGAAAGCATGGGATTGAAATGACAACAATAGATAAAAACGAGGCAGCTTTATCAGCCCATGAAGCTGTGTGTGCTGAACGCTATACAGGTATTAATGCTAGGTTAAAGCGATTAGAGCAAATACTAATAGGTTCTGCTGCTTTTATCATTGCTATCCTACTTTCTCTTGTTTTGAAATTAAATTAAGCCTATGAACTATGTCCGATCAATTTGGATTTTTGGAGGGTGCAAAGTCTTTTAGCGAAAGCGTAAAGACAGGTAAAGAAGCTGGTAAAGCTATAGGATCGTCTATTGAGGATGTACAAAAAGAAGCAGCCTCGGTAGCACAACAAAAAGCCTTAGAACGCAGAAGGCAGATCAGAGAAGTAGAAGTTCTAAAAGAGCAGTATTTCAAACGAGCCATGATGCAATGGCAAAAACAAGAAGATATAAGACTACAAGAAGAACAAGTCAAAAAAGACTTTGTGAAACATCATGGTCAAAAACGATGGTCAGAAGTAGAAACCATAAAATCTAAGATTGAAAAACAAGAGAAAGAAATAGAAAATGAGTTTAGAAAAGATTTGGCAGAAGTGCGTAGAGTTATGTGGATGTGCTATGCGTTGGCTGCAATCATTGCTTGGTATGTTACTTGGGGCTATAAAGGGTAAAAAATGATTACTTTATTCACTACACTTATTTCTTTTCTTACAGGTGGTTTGCCTAGTCTATTAGGATTCTTCCAAGACAAGTCCGACAAGAAACACGAACTAGAACTTGCAAGACTCCAGACTGAACGAGAGCTAGAGTTGTTAGAAAAGGGTTACGCTGCACAAGCCCATGTAGAAGAAATAAGAACGCAACAAGTAGAAATGCAGACACAGGTACAAGAAAGACAATCCCTGTATGCACACGATATAGAGATTAGCAAGGGTGCTGCACAATGGGTTATTAATTCTAGGGCGATGGTTAGACCAGCAATTACTTATGGTCTATTCTTAATGTTTGCTTTTGTAGAAGTGTTTGGATTCTGGTTTGCTTTCCATAAAGATGTGCCATTTGATGTAGCTCTCAATCTCTTATGGGATGATGAGACTCAAATTATTTGGGCTTCGGTTGTATCCTTTTGGTTCGGAACTCAGGCTTTCTCCCGAAAATAATGCTAGACAAAAAAGTATTAGACATGATTGTGCATCACGAGGGTTGCAAGTTGCGACCTTACCAATGCCCTGCATTACTTTGGACTGTTGGTGTAGGTCATGTCATAGATCCTAACCATGCTAGAGTACCACTAGCAGAACGAAAGGCTCTGCCTATCCCTAGTGGATGGGATAGAATCTTAACGATGGGGGAAGTAGATGAAATTCTTGCTAAAGATTTGGCGCGGTTTGAAAGCGGAGTTCAACGATTATGTCCTAGTGGGCTTACTCCTGGTCGGTTTGGCGCACTTGTGTCTTTCGCCTTCAATGTTGGACTCGGTAATCTCCAAAATTCTACCCTTCGGATGAAACACAATCGAGGCGAGTTTGAGGATGCTGCCGAGGAGTTCCTAAAGTGGAACAAGGCAGGCGGTAAAGAACTAAAAGGACTTACTACTAGACGAAAAGACGAGAGGGCTTTGTACCTCTCACAAAATCTTTCCGTACTTGAATAGGGTATTCTTATCTACTAAAAATGCCTTCTTGGGTCTGGTATCTCCATTCCCAACAAACTCTACATACTGTAGCTTGCTTTCAAATATACATTTAAAGATGTTTTTGACAGGCATGATGACAAACATCTCCCCATCGTAAAAGACCCAGTAATCAGCTTGAGTAGCCATCAATCCAGAGTTCTTACCATACATTTCTATCTCGACCACAATATTGCCTGTGCTTTGGCTCATCGGGTCAAACTTAACTTCAACTGCCTTATCTATCTCTGGTATCCATATATCGTAACCCTTAAAAGCGTTTACAAGGGTCGCACAAGGGTATTTCTTGCGTAGGATAGCCAAGACCCTTTCCTCTATCTCCAAACCCCTCTGTAAGTCTGTTTGAAAGGTCATTAAGCCACCCTGATCGGTAGGGGGGTGGCACTCCTTGAAAGGGTGTGGCATTGCGCCACAAATGCCGATCTCATCGGTAAATCATTTAGAAAGCAAAATCATCGTCTTTAATCTTGGGCATCTCATCATCCCCCTTGGGAGTAAAGCCTTTGTGTTTCGGGTCTCCAATACGACCTGATATAAACTTGCCATTCTTGCCTTCTTTAGTCC